AAATTCTGGATTATAACTAGTGTTGATAGAAATGCTTTGGTCGATATATTTTTGTAGAATTGCAGATATCTTAATATAACCTTCTGGGCTAGATAGATCCCACAATAGGTCATACTTGTTTTTTAACCTACGATATTCTGGAACCACTTGTTTGAGAACACCATCTTTGCTTTGCTTGATACTGATATAGCTGCGAGGCGGCTCTATACCATTTGTAGCATTTGCCAGTTGGCTAGAACTCTCACTTGGCATTAGTGCCATTACTGTTGCATTCCTAATACCATATTCAGCAGCCGCAGCACGAAGCTGATCCCAAGGCATGCGTTCTTGGTGTGGAACTAATTCATCAACTTCTTTTTTACGAGTATCAATTGGTAATATACCACGCGAGTATTTTGTATTATTCACACCTGTACAAGCACCTTGCTCTTTGGCTAGATCAACTGAAGCTTTAATAAGATAGTAACTCCATGCTTCAGTATATTCGTCAACTAATGGTAGTGCAGCTTCGTCGCCATACTTTACACCATTTTTAGCTAACCAATAGGCAAAGTTGATAATACCAACACCAAGAGGGCGATATAGCTCGGTATGCTTTTGTGCAGCTAAAATTGGATAATTTTGATAACTGAGTAGGGCATCTAATCCACGTATGGCTAATGTGCAGGGTTTTTCAAAATCTTTTGGTTCACGAATCTTTCCCCAATTGATAGCACTGAGAGTACAAAGAGCAATGAGACCGTCTGGATCATTTATATCATTAAGTGGTTTAGTTGGCAATGTAATTTCTGCACAAAGGTTTGATTGTTTGATCGGTGCAACGCTTTCGATAAATGATCCGTGTGTGTTGGCATGATCAACGTTCATAGCATAAATTCTACCAGTGTTCTTGCGTTCTTGCATGAACATTGTAAACAGATCAATAGCTTTCAATGTTTTCTTACGAAGCTTTGGGTTACGTTCAGCAAGTTCATATAGTTCTTTAAATTTTTCTTGGTCAGCAAAAAATGCATCATATAAACCTGGGACATCGCTTGGACTAAACAATGTAATATTACCGCCTGTTAGCAACCGCTCATATGCTAGCTTGTTGAACTGCACACCGTAGTCCATGTGGCGAGCGCGATTTTCTTCAGTGCCTTTGTTGTTCTTTAGCACAATAAGGTCTTCAAATTCTAAATGCCAGAATGGGAAATAGAGTGTTGCTGCACCTCCACGGATACCACCTTGGTTGCAGCTTTTAACAGCACTCTGAAACAGCTTGATGAATGGTACAATACCAGTGTGATAGGCATCCCCTCGACGTATCGGTGAACCTATTGCTCGAATCTTACCAGCATTGATACCAATACCTGCTTTTTGACTAACGTATCGAACAATGCTTGAACTTGTGGCGTTGATTGAATCTATACTGTCGTCACATTCAATCAACACACACGAAGAAAACTGTCGCTGTGGTGTACGAACACCTGCCATTACAGGAGTTGGCAAGCTAATGTCATGCATGCTAATAGCATCGTAGTAATCTTTAACCCATTTTAGACGAGTTTCTTTTGGATAAGACGAGAAAAGGGTTGCAGCTATCAACATATATGATATTTGAGGAGTTTCAAAGAGCTGGCCTGTCACACGATTTTTAACAAGGTATTTGCCTCGCCATTGCTCCATTGCAACATAGGTTAATTTGTAATCACGATCGTGATCGATGTATGTTTCCATAATCATCCAGTCATCATTATTATAGCTAGTTAACAACTCTGCATCATAGTAGCCGTCTTTTACAACTCGCTCTACATGGTCTTTGATTTTACAGGGATTTATTCCGTCGTAGACTTCTTTCCGTATATGATAGTTGATAAGCCGACCTGCTACATATTGATAGTTTGGACATTCTTCAGAAATCAAATCAGCCGCAGCTTTGATCAATGTTTCTTGTATGTCTACAGTTTTGATTCCTTGATAGAATTGTAGCTGAGTGCGTATTTCTACCTCACTTGCTGAAACACCTGTGATACCTTCTGTTGCCCACATCACCTGTCGATGTATCTTATCAATATCTAGTAATTCTTTACGTCCGTCTCGTTTATTGACAAAGATATCTACGGTTTTATGGGCGGCCATTTACATTATCCTTTTAATTTTAGATTGATTCAGTAGACTGATAACTGTTTGCAGAGTTCTTATTTAAGATTCATATTCTGGGTTTGTCATTTGAGTTTATGGTGTTCAAGTTAGGAATTTTTTACCTATTGCCAAATGAGCTCTACCATCCCATTCATATCTCTGTTGTACCAACATGTTATTGTTTATCCTTGCTAGATCTACTACCAAATTGTATTCAAGATTTAAGATCCATTTTTTATCAACTAACAACATGAGTCTTTGTACCTGATAGGACCTATCGTTTACTAGTTGCAATTGGATTCTATCCGAAGACCATCGTTGATCAGTTGATAATAATAAGGTGTAAAACATGCCGAGAGCAATTGAGCTTTCATCAAAGTTACCAGTGTGTATCAATTCCCATGCAGTTGGCCAAGACCCGGGATCGTCCCAATCTAAACATCGATGCTGAAGTGCAGCATGGCTCCAAAATTCTGTTACCATCTTTAGATGGTCTATATCAGATAGATCATCTGATAGATTATTTCTCAATTCCTTCCAAGATTCTACTAAAAGAGAAGGTTGTGATGCAAATATAGCCGCAGAGATACGGCCAAGAGATGAGTGCATGTTTAATAATCCTTGTTTTAGCTGTTTTAACAGATATCAAGCCAACCATGTGGTCTGTAGATATTTCATAAAAGCATTATTACCAGTATTTGTCGATGTATAAAGAAGGTTTATATATCCTCCTGCAATTGAATATGACCAGCTTATACCAGTAGACCCTAATAGGTCAGTACCAACGTCTGATAGTCCAGCTATAACGCCGTTGGTTATTATTTCAATTTTACCAATTCTTGATAGAGATCCGCGTGTAACAGTATAGTTAATTGTTATAGCTGTTGCTTTGGTTAGATCAAAAGAAATACCACTTAAACTAGGTGAAGATTGATTGTTGGATAGCAATACAGGTCCAAACGGATTTTGATTGCTTATACTAGCGCCTTGTGCATTTACAATGAGATTGTATCCATGATTACCATCGAATATCGACGTGCTAAATGACACATCAAATGTATCGGATACACTAGAACAATTTTGTGTGCTGTTGTTCCAATAAATGTAAAATGGACCAGTTATCTGTGCTACATTAGAGTAGTTGTTACCAATGCTTGTAATACCATTAGAACCAACGGCGTTTATGGCAAAACCATCTATATACTGAAATTCCGATGACGACGTTTTAATATTGTTTGTATTGGCATTTGTTAAGATTGCTGTATAGCAATAGGTAAAATAACATCCAACTAAAGATACTGCATTACAATAGTCGTTGATATTTGCCGGTGCAACTCCATATACACTGTTGGTAAATTGACAATTTGTAGCATTAATCTGTGAGCAAGGTAACAATCCACCATTTGATCTAACTCTCAGAGATGCAGATGCATTGCTAGAGCCGTCACCTTGTGTATAACTTCCGGCTAGTGCAACATGGAATAGATCTATATTAGAGGATCTCCAAAGAACAAGAACATCTCCAGTTTTGTTGCTTTGAGTTAGTGTTATATGTGATATAGAGATTTTAGACGGAGCAGTTGCACTGTTTGCACCTATGTTAACATCAGTTTGTCCAAGACTATCACCAGTTGTTGCAACATACGACGAGGCAACATTATCCATATAGATTTCTGTATTAGCTGGTCCGTCACCTATTATGTTTACATATGGAAGAATAATAATAGGGCTAGTAATGCGATATCTTCCTGCAGGAAAATACAGTGCAACCAACGCCATTTTAGGACTTCTACCATTGGTAACTGCCGTTTTGTATCGATCAGAAATAGCAAGATTGATAGCTGCTGAATCGTCTGCTACACCATCTCCGATAGCGCCATAATCTTTTACTGATACTCGTTCATCTAGCTTACTACCGAGAGGCCTTAATGTTGGTGGTAAATTTGGTAAGTTTGTTACAGCTGGTATACCGGTTGGGCCAACATATTGATGTTTTATTATTTGATCGTTATTAGAGTATTCTGTTAAGATTTGACTATTGAGTCCATATGCTTGGCTGTTACCTATAAACAATTCTCTTGTATCAAGGCACCAACCAAATTCACCTTCTGCTAGATTTACTGGCAGGTCTGCTCGTAAACCTCTCCTATGTTGTATCCTGCTGATGCTGGTAATGGCCATTATATTTCCCTGTCTAGTGGGATATTTATCAGCTGTTGGCGGGAGGTGTTGGCCATACCTGATTTGTTAGATCTATTGATGATGGTAGATCTCTGAGCTGTTGACGATAAACAGCCCACAAATTTTTAATATCTACCGATAAAGGCGAATCTGGGATTTGTGTCCAATCGCTGGCAGATAGCAGTCTATTTCTCGTATATCTAATCTGTTTCCATTGCATATCTGTGTCTACAGGCGGTGTGTAAGGAGTTATTACACCATTAATAACTATATGGTTATCAATATCAATATAATCATCAACTTTCAATGCAGTTTCGCCGGGACCGGCCTGAAGATCAACATCTTCTAGAGGACAAGTTCCGCTACGAAGGATCTTACCTGTGATATCATAAATGATATATCTCATGCCTTTACCTTTAGACCAGACAAACTTGTTAATGAAGAATATGCTCCAAAATCACCATTTCCAGCATTGCCTTGTACTTCTAATCTATAAGTGTAATTGCTAACAGTAGCAGGTGTATCAATTACTGTCATCACAATCTGTCCACCCATGTTATTAGCAGATGCGATAACATACGGGTTAGTTAGTCCTGGGTCAGCAACTGCATCATACCTAACCAATCTCCAATTTGCCATAATAGTCTCCTTTTATGTGTAATCATCTAACGTTAAAATCTTTCCTGTTGGCAACCAAGTGTTGTAATCCCAATCATCTTCTCGTGGCCAACCAGTTACTGCATACCCATTTACAAAATATGTATGGCTACCGCCCATAACAAGATTATAAAGTTTGGTACTGGGATCAAGCCTATATGGCGTAATACTATCAACATTACGAGGTCCAGACAGGGTATGCAGCATAATGTTTGTTGTCATCTCGTTAACTGGATGATCTATCAGCCCTATATTCTTCCATTGTTTAACAGTACCATCAGATGTTATTACCGGATAATAATTTCCCCATTCTGCATATGCTGCATCTGGTTCACATGAATAAAACTTGCCATCTGCACTCACATGCGGATGGTCATCGCTGGTATGATGGTCATTGTTAATTTGGTACATCCATCTATCGCCAAGTACAACCCAATCCAACGCCAACACTGTATTGATAGTACCAAATGCACCCTTCAATTGTTCACCTGGTACTATTTGTTCAATTGGCTTGTAGGTACCGTCTGCCATAGCGACAAGTGTACCTGCTAGGAAGCAACTTGGGCCGCCGTAACCACCTCCACCACCTGTACTTGTACCAGTTGGAGACGCATCACCAGATATCAACGCACTAACAGATAGCAGCAATTTTGCTGACAATCCTAGACTAGAAACAGAAATAGAAGCCATCGAATACCAATGTCCTTGAGAATCTGTATAGTATTGTGTACCTCCAGTATATTTGGTCCCGCCGTTAAATGAATTATATGATTGGCTGACCGCTCCGGCTCCAATTCCGTTTGCTGTTATTATTTGATTTCCGTTAGCATCATAAATGTATAGTCCATAATTTGCAACGTCTGTACCAGGTGTATTATCACTGAGATACCCAAATCGAATTCGTTCTCGATTGTTATAGTCTTTTAAGATAAACCGTTGAGTATTACCTTCTAGTGCAAAATAGCCAGCTTGACTATAATCTGTAGCAGTTCCAATTAAATATGTTTTGCCTTGCATAATCGTGGCTGCTAGCTGTGTTGAAGTTATAGATCCTGCTACAATCTTGGTGGCATTTAAACTGCCAATATATGCATCGCCTATAGCCGCAGCAGCCATATATGTGCCTAGGTTGGCAGATGTCAATTGATTTAGTGTTGCAAACGCACCTTTATCTGGTATCTGTGACATACTTACAGAACTTGCTGTTGCTAATGTACCAAGACCTGTTATTTGTCCACTGCCTACAGATATTGAGCTCTGTGTTGCCAGTGTACCAAGCCCGCTAATGCTACTTGTTGATAGCTGTCCTGTTATCTTACTAGCAGGTATACCTGCATTTGACAGTACTGTATTACCTGCCGCGTCATAGATGTTTATACCGTAATTAACACCATCTAAATTACCAATAATCACACGAGTTCGTGTTCCATCATTTACAACTATTTGATTGCTAGGACTGTTTAGTTGTAGATACGGTCCAGTGTTTGTACCAACATAAATGCTATTGGTAAAGTTACCTCCCGCTATGGTATTTGGTTTTACACCACTAGCATCTAAAATTAAATTATTACTGGCGTCATAGACTGTGAGCCCGTATCCTCCACCAGGTAGAGCACCAAGGTACACACGATCAATACTACCATCATTTACTCTGAGTCGTTTGCTAGCTGCTTCTAAAAATAGATTGCTACCAACGGTGATTTGTGCTGAGCTTATTATTCCACTTTGTATTTTATCTGCTGTTATTGTACCAGTAAATGACAATGTTGCAGGATTGGTACTGGTGTTTATTGTAAATGGTGCAGGTGCCGACACACCTGCACTTATTGAAGATGTGATGATAAATTTGTCAGCATTAATGGTAAAGGTGCTAGATGGAACATTGCTGGCTGTAGTTGCTAATCCAAATCCACTAATATGCCCGTTATTATCAATTTTTACAGTGTATTGTGCTTGTAAACCGTTAATAGCACTTTGTTGAGTGGTTATACTAGCCGATGCGCCACTGAGTATTGAACTGAGGGATGTTGTTGAACTAGCAATTGAGCTACTAGCATTAGCAATTACCTGGTTAATAGACGTAAGTCCGGCTGAAGCTATACCGCTGAGACTTGCACTGAGACTATTAGTTTGAGTAACTAACGCTTGGCTATCTGTTGCAAGTGCGCTATTGAGTTGTTGAATGCCTGCATTAGTTATTCCGCTGACATTTGCACTGAGGCTGTTAATTTGGGTAACAAGTGCTTGACTGTTTGTTGCAAGTGCGCTGTTGAGTTGTTGAATGCCTGCATTAGTTATTCCACTGAGGCTTGCACTGAGGGTGTTTGTTTGAGTAGCTAATGCACTGCTATTTGTAACTAATGCACTGTTTAGTTGCTGTATACCTGCAGATGCTACTCCACTTAATGAAGCACTTAAGGTATTAGTTTCGCTTACCAATGCACTGCTATTTGTAGCTAATGCACTGTTTAGTTGCTGTATACCTGCAGATGCAACACCACTGAGGCTTGCACTGAGGGTGTTTGTTTGAGTAGCAAGTGCTTGACTGTTTGTTACAAAAGCGCTGTTAAGCTGGCTTATTGCAGCAGATCCGGTGCCAGATATAGTAGCACTAATCGATTTATATTCTGTAGCAAGTGCTGAACTAGCATTAGCGTATGCGCTTTGTGCTGCTAACAGTACCGCACCAGTATCTCCGCTAAACCCTGCACTTATTACTAGATTTAATGTACTTAATACATCACTAGCTGTTACATATACACTGGTTATTTGACTGATTTGACCAGATGCTACTCCACTTAATGAAGCACTTAAGGTATTAGTTTCGCTTACCAATGCACTGCTATTTGTAGCTAATGCACTGTTTAGTTGCTGTATACCTGCAGATGCTACTCCACTTAATGAAGCACTTAATGTATTTTTTTGAGTAGCTAATGCACTGCTATTTGTAACTAATGCACTGTTTAGTTGCTGTATACCTGCAGATGCTACTCCACTTAATGAAGCACTTAAAATATTAGTTTCGCTTACCAATGCACTGCTATTTGTAGCTAATGCACTGTTTAATTGCTGTATACCAGCATATGTTACTCCACTTAATGAAGCACTTAATGTATTTGTTTGATTAGCTAATGCATAACTATTTGTAACTAATGCACTGTTTAGTTGCTGTATACCTGCAGATGCAACACCACTGAGGCTTGCACTTAAAATATTAGTTTCGCTTACCAATGCACTGCTATATGTAGCTAATGCACTGTTTAATTGCTGTATACCAGCATATGTTACTCCACTTAATGAAGCACTTAATGTATTTGTTTGAGTAGCTAATGCATAACTATTTGTAACTAATGCACTGTTTAGTTGCTGTATACCTGCAGATGCTACACCACTGAGGCTTGCACTGAGGGTGTTAGTCTGACTAGCTAATGCATAACTGTCTGTAGCTAATGCAATGTTTAATTGCTGTATACCTGCAGATGCAACACCGCTTATTGTAGCACTAATTGTTTGATAAGACAATGCTAATGCGTGACTAGCATCAGCATATGCACTCTGTGCCGCTGCAATTACTGCACCGCTTCCGCTAAAATCTGCACTGAGCAGGGTTTTAATAGTTGCTAGGGAGCTACTAGCATCAACATAAACTGATGTAATTTGTGATATCTGTGCAGAGCCTGCATTAGCCAATGATGCAGAAAGAGTGTTTGTTTCGGACGCTAGCGCAGTACTACCGGTTACAAATACACAATTTAGTTGATTTATAGCAGCAGATGCAGTTCCGCATAGAGATGCACTCAAACTGTTATACTCTGACGCTAACGCACTTGATGCAGTAGCTTCAACACTTAATATATTTTGTATCACAGCAGATGCTGATCCGCCAAATACAGCACTTAAGATAGTTTCGGCAGTTGCAATTGCTTGGCTAGCATCGGCATATGCCGAATATATAATGTTTATCTGTGAAGATGAGAGAGAGCTGAAGTTAACATATAGTGTATCATATTGAAATGCTAGAGCATAGCTATCAGTTACAAATACTTCATTAATTTGATTAATTGCCGCAGTTGAAATGTCACTGATAGTAGCAGATAATAGATTAATTTGAACAGCTATAGCTGTTTCAGAGTTTACATAAGTGCTAAATGTTTGATTAATTGTTGCTGTAGCAATATTACTAATTGTGGTTTCAATATTAGTGATTTGCGCAGCAACGTCAGACGAAACTAGATTGATGATATCAATAGTTCCAGATGCGCCTCCTGATACAGCAGATAACTCGGCCTTTAAAAAGCTAATATCTTGAAGACTTGTCCATACGTGGTTACCAAAGTAATCTACCTGATAAATTTCTACACCGTTGGTAGCTGGATTAACTCTAACACTACCTATCTGTGCTGTTGTTTGGCTGTTAGATGGTAAGACGAAATTTCGTCCATTAACCACTAAATCTCCGTTGCCATTATCTACGTTAATTTCGTATGTCACTACTGTGTTCTCCGAACAAGCTTCACTCTATGGCTTATTTATTGTAAGCACTCTATTGTGATAGAAGGTTACAATTGTTGGATAATATTCCAGGTGATATCTTTTAGTACCGGAGTCCAATCTTTAAAATTAGTTTGTCTAAATAGTTGTACACTGTCATACCAAGGGCAATGTAACCAATCATTTGGACCCCATCTCCAGCAACCACTTTTTGGTAGCATACCAAAAGCTGGTTTACCAAGTGCACCAGCTGTGTGCAATACACTGGTATCAACACTTATTGTCAAATCACACTGATCAATAATAGCAGCAGTATCATTGAAAGTTTTTATTTCAGGAGATGGCATCCAAAGATTTGGAGATTGATCTATTATCAGTTGTTCTTCTGATGTTATTGGGTTAACCTGCACACAGATAAAATCTGCCGGTAAATTGAACAATGGTGCAAATGTAGATAACGGCACGTTACGATGGCGATTGTTGCTGTGTTTTGGATTTCCTCCCCATGCAACTGCTATTTTCATTTTATTACGAGTTGGAAATCTTTTTGCCCACTCAACACGGTTAGATTCGATTGATTTAAGATATGGACCATTCTCAACTTGATGCACAAAGTTTGGAGCCATGCAATGCGGAATGCTCATTAATCCAACTTGGTAATCTATCTGATCTTTAAACATATCAGTAGTTGACCCACAATCATCTACTGAATCCATAGTCATTATAAAATCAACTAACTGTGCTGGCACCATAGCAACAACTCTAGCACCAAGATTTTTTAACCATTTACAGTAGCGTATAAACAAAATAGTATCACCATACCCTTGCTCATGTAATACACCAATTGTTTTACCCGTTAGGTTTTCTTTACCTGTCCAAATTGGCACGTTTTTAATATAAAGTTTTTCTCTGCGTGGTTCGTGTAAGT